AATAGTTATAGCAGGAAATGTCGAACTTGATTACTTTAAAACTATAGAAAAATAGTTGACAATCAAACTCAAATAGTTTATGATTGTCCTAACGCGAAATTGGTGTAGTGGTAACATCCCATCCTTCCAAGTTGGTGTCACGGGTTCGAATCCCGTATTTCGCTCTGAACCTTCGGGTTCTTATTCCCATCGACCGAGCAAGCGAACGGGCCTGACTGTTAATCAGAGATTGGTAGGGGCAGTACCTACGATGGGAGTTCTAACCTCTAAAATATTATAAATAATAATGTAGTTGGAGGTTAGAGTGTCTAGTAAAGCAGTTGTTCAGTTTCGTCAAAGAAGAAAAAGATGGGCAGTTGAAGCATTTGGTGGCAAGTGTGGTATTTGTGGTTATGATAAATGTGTTGAAGCATTGGAGTTTCATCACATAGATCCTAACCAAAAAGATTTCACTCCATCAGCATCTGTAGCAAACAGACAAGTATTTGTTGAAGAACTTAGAAAGTGTGTTTGTTTATGCTCAAATTGCCATCGTGAAGTACATTCTGGTGTTTCTAAAATTCCAGATAATGTGTTAAAATTTGATGAAAGTTTTTCTGACAAACCTTTACCAGAAAAACCAAAACACCCTTGTAAAGAGTGTGGGAAACTAACAACTATAACTCAAATATTTTGTTCAGTAAAATGTTCTTGTAAAAGTAGAGAAGTTGCTGAATGGCCTAGTAATCAAGAACTACAAAAACTGGTTCTTGAAAATGGTTATTCCGCTACTGGTAGAATGTTTGGAGTTAGTGATAATGCTGTTAGAAAAAGATTAAATAAAAGTGGTTCTGGGTGGAATTCCCAGCGGTTCCATTAGGGACTGTCCTTTGTAGGTTCGATACCTACATCTTTCTTATGGGAGATAAGAACGGCTATTGGAGACCACTCTAAATCCTAAGTTTACTTAGGTCGGGGATTTGATCACCCCCGTTAGTAACAGAAAATGCTGGACAAACTTTGGAGGTATAAACCCTTGCAAGGTCTCCCACCCCATTTGGGTGCCTTCCTGAGAACAGGAAAAATAAGGTTTGGTGTTTTCTCTTATCACTGCCCTCTAACACAGTGAAAATTGCAGAAAGCGTCTTCTGCGGGTGATGGTCACTCATCACCTTTCGGGCGATTAGCTCAGAGGTAGTAGCGTCTGCTTTACACGCAGAATGTCGGGGGTTCGAATCCGTCATCGCCCACTTGATAAATAAAGATAAAAAGAGTATAATGGAAAAATTATTCAAACTCTTAAGTGATGGTCAAGCATCACTTTTTGTTTTATTTCAAAAAACCTGGATTTATCATTGGGATGTAGTTGGTCCAGATTTTCATCAATTACACACTCTTTTTGGTGAACAATATAATACAATGTTTGAAGAGATTGATACTCTCACCGAACATATGAGATACTTGACTATGAAACCTGTAAGCACTCTTACAAGAATTACTGAAGTTTCTCAAATTGATCAAGCTTCAAATAGTGCTCAAGAAATTGATGCTAATGAGATGATCAGACAATTGAGAGACGATAACAAAAAAATTATAGAAATCTTTTCTGAGGTTTCTGAAGAAGCAGATAGACAAAAACAGTTTGCTACTTCTAATTTAGTTCAAACAATAATAGAAACACACGGCAAATTCCATTGGATGTTAAGATCATTTCTAGAATGATAAGGATGATGAATTATGATCATAGTAAGATGCAAAGATTGCAATAGAGAAATAACCAGCACAAATAAAACTCAAGTTTGTGGATGTCATAATATGATGACAGTTAGGGGTGATGGCGTTTCAGCTGTTGACTTGAGTAGAGTAATTATGGTAAACTCTACACAGAAAGAACAAAAGAATGTTCTGACTTCTCAAGATATTGCCTGGCAAGAGGCAAGACGCCAACGTAAAGTTCGTAAATTGGACTTTGAAATTCGTTGATAATTTGGAAAGGTGACCGAGTGGTTTAAGGTAGCAGTCTTGAAAACTGCCGTGTTAGTAGCACCGTGGGTTCGAATCCCACCCTTTCCGTTTAGAATAGTTACAAATTTAACATTTCCGTCAACAGTGTTACGATATGAACACAAAAAGTTGACTATGAAATGTCCGTGATTATTATATAATAGTATCACGGGATAAACCTATGGATCAACACACCTATGATAATTGGGTGAAGATCAAGGCAACTTTTGAAGCCTCTGGCAACACTGATAATATGTTCTATAAAAGAGCAGTTGAAATTGTAAAGACCCGAAGAGATCCTCTTGCAAAATTTCTTGGCGATGAAAAATGATGCACGAACAAGAAGAATTTATCACACGTTCTGAAGTTCAGGAGATGATTGATGCTGCTATCAGAAGACACAACCGTAATGCTTCTATCATTAGTATGTGCGTCGGTTGGGTGGTTCTTGCTTTATTTGCTGAGGGACTTTTGAGATTGATTGGAATTATTCCACCATTACTTCCATGGTTAAATATCACTTTAAATTAAGAATAAAAATTACGCACTATTAATTGTATGAAAGTAGGACTAATTGGACTAGGACGAATGGGCGAAGGTATGTCTCGCCGTATGATGAAAGCGGGAATAGAGGTTTGGGGATATAGGAGGAATTATGAAAAAGCAAATGAAACCTTCGAGAAGGGATTTGTTAATGGAATTACAACTGATATTAAAAGCCTTGTTAAGGTAGTTAAACATAAAACCAATGGCGGAACACTACCGGGAATTTTTCAGATGGTTGTGCCCGCTGAAACTGTAGAGGAGACGATCAATGAGTTACTACGATATTGTAGTGAGGGAGATATTATTATTGATCATGGCAATAGCAATTTTAAAGACAGTCGGAAAAGAGCAGAACGCTTGGCAAAGTTGGGTATCCAATATATTGATTGTGGCACTAGCGGCGGTGTTTATGGTTTGGATCGTGGATACTGTCTTATGGTTGGCGGCGGAAATACTGCGGTCGCCACTTGTGCGCACATTTTTGATGCCCTTGCCCCAGGAATCAATGCTGCCCCAAGGACTCAATTTGACTCGGACGTAACTTCTGCTGAGTTTGGATGGTTGCATTGTGGTGGTCCAGGTGCTGGACATTTTGTGAAGATGGTTCATAATGGAATTGAGTATGGTATGATGCAAGCATATGCAGAAGGATTCAATATCTTAAAGAACGCAAATAACGGGGCACAATATGTCAAAGAAGGAGATGCTGAAGTTGCTCCCATGGCAGACCCAGAAAGTTATTGTTATGATATTGATGTTGCTGAAGTTGCTGAGTTATGGCGTCGTGGTAGCGTGGTTGGCAGTTGGTTACTCGATCTTACTGCTGATGTGTTACGCAGGGATGGTAGCCTTAAACAGTTCTCTGGAGGCGTATCCGACAGCGGTGAGGGTCGTTGGACTGTTTCTGCCGCTGTGGACCTGGGGGTTCCCGCTCCTGTTATTACTACAGCACTATTTGAAAGATTTAACTCACGCAATCTTGGATCATTCGGAGCAAAAATCCTAAACGGAATGCGTTATATGTTTGGTGGGCATCATGTTAGGTAAAGCACTTATTTTCGTTGCTATTCCTTTTGTACTGACTACACTGTATTTCGCAACACGAGGAGGGTACTATGACTCCAAAGAATATAAGGGAAATGGAACCGCACATTAAGCAAAGGTATCATTTTGCAATGTCTGCATTTTCTAGAATGCTTGGAGTAAGGACTGCTTCTAATGATATACATATTAAGCAGTTCTGTGTTGAGTGGTCATACTGGGATGTTCATGCCCCTTTACAGGGGCTTGACGAAGTGGACCAATACATGTATTATGAATATAAGAACTGGAGAGGAAGATGATTTTCCATTTGGTTGAAACACTAGCAGAAAGTCCTTTTTTTCTTTTTCTTTGTGGATGTGGGTTGACAATTGTACCATTTGCTGGTATTATGTACATACACAGAAACAAATAACGGGGTGTAAGTCAGCGGTAGACGGCTTGCTTTGGGAGCAAGAAGACGGAGGTTCGATCCCTCTCACCCCGATCATAAACTTAACTTTATGAAAATGTATCCAGAACTTTCAGATCTCCAAAAATTTACAGTCGAAGAGTTTCAAGTAGATTTTGATAATCTAATACAAAGAGTAGAAAATGGCGAATCATTTATTATTACTGACGGAGGAAGAAACGCAGTGATAGTTCCATATAACGAAACCATAAAGTTTGCAGTAGAATCTAAAGTAGATGACGACATGATACGAATACATACTGATCACGAAGAAGGTAGTTGACAGAGAGTTCCAGATCCTCTATAATAAATCTGGTCTTATGGGACTGTCGCCTATGGGTTAAGGCCCACTGCTTATAACGGTGTGAACTGAGTTCAAGTCTCAGCAGTCCTACCTAATGGGAGTATAGCTTAATGGTTAGAGCGGGCTCCTTATAAGGGCTTAGTCTGGGTTCAACTCCCAGTATTCCCATCGCTCGTTTAGCCATCTGGTGAAGGCAGCGTTCTCATAAAGCGCCGTAGGAAGAGTTCGATTCTCTCAACGAGCATAGGACAGATTGGCACCTGTCCGTCTTGACTTCTTCAAGTCAAACCCTTATAATACTAAGGTCAATAATCAAAACAATGACTCTTAATTCAAAATTCAAGAAAGACGTTCAAACTCTTCGTGGTGCAGCAAACGGCGATTTCTATCTTGATGTAAAGAATCCAAAACTTTACAAAAAGGTTCGTCGTTTCTATGAAAACGAAGGTGTAGTGTTCTCTGGTGATCCTCTTGATGATTATGAGATGCTTATGGAATATGTTCTTGCTGATCTTGAATCCGTTGAGGTTGCATGAAATCAAAAGTTCTTCTTGAACGTGAAGGATATCGCTTTGTAGAGGCGGGTATTCTAGAAATCAACGGTAAACCTGATTACCGTCTCCAAAAGCAAAATGAATACACTAAACGCTGGAATGACATTTATCTTTTTGATAATGTTCTACAATGTTCTACTGCAATGGAGGATATTGAATATGCGCGTTGGCTTGACCCAGACAGAGTACCTTGCTACATTAAGGATGATGAAGAGTGAGATATAGATAAATAATATAAAATAGTCTATATCTTATGTATAAAAACCAAGCAGATGCCAATGCCAAAGCAAGAGAACTTTATAGAAAAAATACTAAAAAGTACTCATTAAAAAATAAAGAAAAAAGAGAAAATCGCAGAAAATTAATTTATGAAGCACTTGGAAATAAGTGTGTTGAATGTGGATCTACTTCAAATTTAGAAATAGATCACATAAATCCTTCTCTAAAAGAAAATAGAATTTCTCCATTGGCACAAGGATTATCAAAAACATTAGATGATGATAATCTTCAACTGTTATGTCATTTTTGTCATACTAAAAAATCAAAATATCAAAGAAATGCTGCTTGGAATTTATTCAGGAGTTTGCCTCTTGAAGAGCAAAATAAACTAATACAAAAAGAGAAAGAGAAGGATGAGTAAATAGTCACGGATGGACTTTAACAGCACTGGTCGGGAGCAAAACCCCTTATGTCTAGATCTGATCTGCTTCGTTGGATTGGAAACATTCTTCTCATAATCGGTTACCAAACCATGTTATGGGGAGAATTTAAATATGGTTTAATGATAAAAGTTGTTGGGGGATTGCTCACAGTACCTTTTGCCATTAAACTTAAACTTTGGGATGTATTATTCTTATGTGCATTCTTTGGTATTACCGAGATATCAAAGTTAACCCAACTTTTCTTAGTTTCTCAAAACTAAGTGGTGGATCCAATGACCCCCTTATGAGTTTCTTGCTTCTCTCAAGAGCAAGTGGTGCGGATGGGGAATTCTTTCTCCGCCTGGTTTCTTGCCTCCAGTCAAAGGGCAAGTGGCGAGCCTGAGTTACATAAGAGGGGTTTACACAACCCCTCTTTTTTTGTATAATATATACTAAGAGAATTTTATTAATCTATGAGTGATTATAAGAAAACAGCACTTGTGCTTGGTGCTGGTGGTTTTATTGGAAGTCATATGGTTCGCAGATTGCGTTCCGAAGGTTATTGGGTTCGTGGAGTAGATCTTAAACTTCCTGAATTTTCGGAAAGTGAAGCGCATGAATTTGTTGTAGGAGATCTGCGAGATCTGAATTTCGTGGAAAGAGTTTTGCAATATAAGGGACCTTATCGCAACTTTTATAATTTTATTCCAAGTAGGTATATTGATACTTTTGATGAAATATATCAATTCGCTGCTGATATGGGTGGAGCGGGATTTGTATTCAGTGGCGATAATGATGCTGACATTATGCACAACTCCGCAACTATTAACCTCAATGTCCTTGAAGCACAAAGACAACTGAATGACTTCAAAAGTGTAAACAAAACCAAGATTTTTTATTCTGGATCTGCTTGCATGTATCCAGAGCATAATCAACTTGATCCTGATAATCCAGATTGCCGTGAAGAATCAGCATACCCAGCTAATCCAGATTCTGAATATGGTTGGGAGAAGTTGTTCTCAGAGCGATTGTTTTTCGCTTATCATCGTAATTACGGGATCCCTGTTCGGGTTGTTAGGTATCATAATATCTTTGGACCTGAAGGAACCTGGGAGGGTGGAAGAGAAAAGGCACCAGCAGCAATCTGCCGTAAAGTTGCCTATCTTCCAGAAGAAGGTGGAACTATCGAAGTGTGGGGAGATGGCCTACAAACTCGTTCCTTCTTGTACATCGACGAATGTATCGAAGCAACCCGCAGAATGATGGAATCTGATTTCATTGGACCAGTAAACATTGGATCTGAAGAAATGGTCACTATCAATCAACTTGTAGATACTGCTGCTAAAGTTTCTGGCAAAAAAGTAGATAAAAATCATATTGATGGTCCACTTGGTGTCCGTGGTCGCAATTCTAATAATGATCTTATCCGCGAAAAACTTGGTTGGGATTATTCTCAGACTTTGGAAGAAGGTATTCGCAAAACCTATAACTGGATTTCTGAACAGATTAAAAACAAATGAAAATAACTATTCTTGGGTCTGGCGGTCAAATTGGTGCTTACCTCACAGACTACCTAAAAACTAAAGGTCATGATGTAATTGAATTTGATGTTGCAAATGGAGAAGATCAAGATCTTCGAAAGATTCCAAACTCCAAACTCGAAAATGATATCAAGGTATCTGACTTTGTTTTCTTTCTTGCATTTGATGTAGGTGGATCTCGTTATCTTAAAAAGTATCAACATACTTTTGATTTTATTGATAACAACACTAGAATTATGGCAAATGTGTTTGGGTATTTGAAAGAATATCGTAAACCATTTATCTTTGCTTCATCGCAAATGAGTAATATGAGTTACTCTCCTTATGGTGTCATGAAAAGAGTAGGTGAGATGTATACTCAAAATCTAGGTGGACTGATCGTTAAATTTTGGAATGTCTATGGCATAGAAAAAGATCACGAAAAGTCTCACGTAATTACCGACTTTATCCGCAAAGGATTTGAAGAAGGTGAGTTTGAAATGATGACTGATGGAACAGAAGAGAGACAATTCCTTTATGCAGAAGACTGCTGTGAAGGTTTGGAAACAATAATGGAACATTATGCAGACTTTAAATCCACGGATCCTCTTCACATAACATCATTCCGATCTGATTCAATTAAGAGAGTTGCTGAGATTATTCAGGGACAATTTAATTTGATTGGCAAATATGAAGTCAAAATAAATCCAGGTCTTGCTAAAGATAGTGTGCAGTTGGATAAGAGGAATGAGGCAGATAATTATATTCACGGATGGTGGTTGCCTAAAACAAATCTAGAAACCGGTATTGGAAAAGTATTTACAGAGATGAAAAAGGAGTATGGTTACGATGACTGATATGCTAGCACTGAAAAGTTTTATCAATGAACCTCACTGTGATCTTGGATCTAATGCTTGGGTTCTTGCTGATCTCGTTGAAAAGTATAAGAATGCAAGGTTTATTGATCTTGGCGTAAGACTTGGAGCTTCTTCAGCAATCTTATCTATTGACGCAGAAAAGAATAACAATCAAGTTTGTGGTTGTGATTTGATGTTCACTGGATTTCAAAATAATGGAGCAAAGTTTGTAAATGAAAATTACATCTGCTATATGGCAGATAGCGTGACCCTTGGAAAGAACTGGGATGAGGATCCTTTTGATATTATTTTTGTCGATACCATTCATACGAGGGAGCAAGTTCTAGCAGAACTTTATTTTTGGAGTAATCATATCAAAGAGGGTGGATACTTTGTTTTTCATGATTCTCATTGGGAGGGTCCTGGAGATGTTATTGGAGGAAAACAGTGGGAACGCATTGATGTTGCTGTTACTGATTTCTTTGGTCTTCCTAAGAGTGTCCGCGAAATGGATCAATATGAAGATGAAAATATTCGCCTAGAACATTACACTCCAAGTTATGGAATGACTTTTGTTCAAGTTAAATCTCTTGATGCCATTGAAAAATTCAAGAGTAATGTTAATTGGGAGGAAGTATTTGAAATTCGTAACTGGTTGAATGATCTCCATTTCAACAGAAGTAATCCAAACTTTGTTGATTGGAATCAAGATATTGAAAACATCGAAAACGAACTAGTAATTAATCCATGACTTGCTCAGTATCGCATTGGAGTGGGAGACTTGGAAATAATATTCAACAAGTCGCCAATTGTATAATGAGAGCAGAACTTACTGGTGATGCTTTTTATCAAAAACTAAGTCACGAAATTATTAAAAAGTTTGTTTTAAATTTTGGTAGAGAGGAATCTTCTGAAGAGTATGAAGGTAGGTTTTATTCCTGGGAGCCACTTGTCCACTGCGAAAAGGGAATATTTGAAGGTGGTAATGAAATTGGTGTAGATAAAGATTACGTATATCAAAATATTAGACGTGTTTGTAGGAACTATATCATTCATCATTTGGATATTGTTGAAAAGGATGTGATTGGTGATGATACTGTTGTTATGCATCTTAGGAGCGGTGATAACTATCATCGAGTATTTGATCCACCAACCAATTACATTCCAAATCCATTAATTTACTATCTAAACTTGATTGATTCATTTGATAAATGTATCTTAGTTACTGAACCTGATAGAGAAAATCCAATAGTTCATGAGTTGATGAAGATTGATAAAGTTCAAATTCAATCCTTAGATGTTAAGTCTGATTTTTCAACACTTCTATCCGCTAAAAATCTTGCTCTATCTGGTGTTGGAACTTTTGCTGTGGCAGCAGCACTGTGCTCTAAGAATATTGAAAATCTCTTTACTACAGATTTGCTGTTGACTGAGCACCTAAATTATAGTATGCTGTTCGATACAGATGTCAATGTGCATGTGATGGAGTTGGAAAATTATCTTTCCGTTTTCCCGTGCAGTTGGAAAAATACTGAAGAGCAAAGAAAGTTTATTTTAGAATATAGATGAAAATTTTTGTAACTGGATGCGCCGGGTTACTTGGTGCCAATTATACAAGACACTTACTTTCTAATGGTCATCAAGTTGTTGGTATTGATGACTTATCCGGCGGATATAAAGCTTTTGTTCCTAAAACAGAAAATTTTACTTTTGTCAAATTTGATCTAGAAAGAAGAAAAAAAGTCGTTGAGTTATTTGAAGAGCATAAACCAGATGTTCTTTTGCACTTTGCTGCTTATGCTGCTGAAGGATTGTCTCCGTTCATTCGTAATTTTAATTATAGAAATAATCTCATTTGTTCAGCAAACCTGATCAATGAGTGTATTACTCACGAGACTAAATTTATTTTTACTTCAAGTATGGCAGTTTATGGTGAACAAGAACCGCCATTTACTGAAGATAAACGCCCTCAACCAATTGATCCTTACGGTATTGCGAAGTATGCAGTTGAGTGTGATTTAAAACTTGCTCACGAACAATTTGGTCTTAGATACAATATTGTTAGACCACATAATGTTCTTGGTATCTATCAAAACATCTGGGATAAGTATCGTAATGTAATTGGTATTTTTATTAGAAAAACTTTGAATAGTGAACCAATTTTGGTTTATGGTGATGGAGAACAGACCCGTGCTTTCTCAGATATCAAATATTATATGGAACCATTTGATAAACTTCTAACAGATTATGATGGAGAAATTTTTAACATTGGTGCTGATAGATATTTTACCTTGAATGAAGTTGCAGAAGCAGTTCAAAGAATTGGTAAAAGATATGGATATGAAGTACCAATAGAACACGGTGAACCAAGACACGAAGTTAAACATGCTTATTGCGATCATACAAAAGCAAAAACTATGCTAGACTTTAAAGATGAAACTAATCTTGAGGAGTTAATTGATAGTATGTTTGTTTGGGCAATGAAGCAACCGAATAGAAAAGTTAAGAAAATGGATTATGAGGTCACAAAAGACATTTACGATTATTGGAGAAATTGATGTTACTAAGTTTTAATTCCTTGATTAAAAAGTATAATATAAACATCACTGGAGTTATTCACGTTGGTGGGCATATTGGAGATGAACTTCATGAGTATAAAACAAATGGAGTAGAAAATATTATTATTTTTGAACCTCAACTTCACTGCTTTGAAAAACTTTCTGCAAAAGCAAAGGAGGTTGAATTGCCTGCTAAACTTGTTAATAAAGCACTTGGCAACAAAAATGGTAGAATTGAAATGATATCAGATCCTACTGGTCTATGTGGTTCTATTCTTAAACCTAAACTTCACCTAGAGTTATCTCCCGACGTTATTTTTTCTGAAACCTTGGATGTAGAAATTTCCAGACTTGATGATGAAATTCCAAAAAACCATACTTATAATTTTTTAAATATGGATACTCAAGGATATGAGTTGGAAGTTCTAAAGGGAGGAATAAAAACTTTAGAAAAAATTGATTATGTTTATACTGAAGTAAATCAAGCAGAGGTTTATGAAAATAATGCAATGATTGATGAGTTGGATGAATTTCTGTTAGACTATAATATTGAAAGAGTTGATACTGGTTGGCATGGATCACAAACTTGGGGAGATGCTTTTTATATTAAGAGAGGGTTGATTTGATGAGGGTATTTGATTCTTTTATTTTTTTTAATGAATTAGAATTATTGGAAATGCGTCTCAATATCTTAAATGATGTTGTAGATTATTTTGTTCTTACCGAATCTCCATTTACTGTAAGTGGAAATGAAAAACCACTTTATTACCTAGAAAATAAAGATAAATTTTCTAAATGGAATGATAAGATCGTTCATCATGTGACTGAAGAAATTCCTAATGATTTCAGTCATATGATGAATAAGACTAAGCATCATGTTGCATATAATGATGTTGATCCTTACGGAACTAAGTTTATAGATCTTCCCATACGTTTTCAAAGAGCTTTGTATAATAGGAACAATAGTGCCTTTGGAATTGAAAAAGCAGGAGCAACTGAGGATGATCTAATTATTACCAGTGATGCTGATGAAATTATCAATCCATATGTTCTGGAAGATCTTTCTTGGTTTAATTCAAACAATCATTATCTTGCAGTTTGTAATGCATACTACTACAAGTTAAATTTCTTGTATCAGGATGATTGGATGGGATCTAGACTTTGTACTTGGAAACATCTAAAAAATACTACGATTGATCAACTTCGACAAGATCATTCTAATGCTTATAAGATTGAAAATGCTGGTTGGCATTTCAGTTTTCTTGGCAATGCCGAAAACTTTAAACTAAAGTTGGCATCATATGAACACACAGAAAACAATACAACAGAAGTTTTATCTAATGCTGAAGAGAAGGTAGAGAATGGTCTTGACCCTCTTAATAGGGGAATGACATACAGAGCAGTTCCCATCGATGATACCTATCCAGAATACATTCAAAATAATCAAAAGAAATATTCAGAGTTTATTAAAAAATGGAACTGATTGAAGGTGTAGCATTATCGCAGTTATGTGATTATTCTTTTGGTGATCAATCTGGGAAGTGGGGCAATATTTGCACTTCCTTTATGAAAGAAGCGAATTTAACTAATACTGAATTTGTAACTAAGTTATTTGATATAAAGAAAAGTCGTAATTATATGACTTTGTTTATTGACAATATTCGTTTATATAAAAGAACTATTGTTGAAGTAAGTGAAAGTGATAAAGAGTATATAAACTCTCTTCATCAAAAAAATGACTTACTGCACCTTTGTTCTTGTTTCCCAGATATAAAGTTTATTATCTTCACTAATCTTGAGGATACACCTACAGATGATTATATCTTTGATTTGATCCCTGATAATGTAGTTTGTATATCTGCTGTTAATGCGGTTTCTTTTGGCGGAAAGGTAACTCCTGCTCCTTATGGAGTGCAGAGAAGAATGTCTCCATCGGATAAAAGAATTGAAGATTTGAAATCTTATATGAAAAATCTTCCACAAAATCCTTCAGGTCTTTTGTATGTAAGTCACAATGAAAATTCCCACTCCGAAAGAATGGGAATAAAGGATTTTTTCAATGGAAAAGATTGGGTTGGGGTTCATGATAAGAGAGTTACTTACTCGGTATTTCTTTACAATCTAAGTCAATCTAAGTTTATGGTTTGCCCTAGAGGAAATGCTATAGACTGCCATCGAAACTGGGAAGTTCTTTATATGAGAAGAGTTCCTATTATGAAAAAGCATCCATACCTACTTGAGTTATATAAAGACTATCCTGTTTTATTTGTTGATGAATATTCCAAAGTTACCAAAGAACTTTTAATTGAGAATGATTATTTGTTTCAACAAGCTCAGACTATGGATTTAAGTGGACTTGATTTAAATAACTTTTTTAATAAAACATTGGAGAGTTGTTTATGAATTTTTTGTGTATCTCGAACTATAGTAATGATTTGGATTGGGTGTCAGATTTTCCCAATCCACATTTGATATATGATAAAACTTGGGCTGGTGGAGTTGCCGATAATGATAATTCTGGTCTTATCCCACCATCCAATTTAAAAGAAAAATATCCGAGTTATAATATTACTAATGGTGATCCTAATGGTTATAATATTAGTGATTATATGACTTTTATTATTGACCATTATGATAATCTCCCTGACGTAGTTTGTTTTGTCAAAGGAAACACTATTGGCAGGCACGTAAGTAAAGAAGTCTTTGATAGATTAATCAACAATAAATGCTTTACTCCCATTGAGGATTGGAAGTCTCACGATCCAAATCAACAAGCATTGCTAAATGGATATGCAATGATATCTTGCGATGGTGGGTGGATGGAAACGAATGATAGTTGGTATTTAAATCATCCCAAGCATCCAACAAAGTATTTTAAAAACTATAATGATTTTCTTAGATTTTGTTTTAAAGATCCGATACTTCCAAAGTATGTAAGATTTCCTCCAGGTGGAAATTTTGTTGTACCAAAAGAATATATCTTAAAGTATGATAAAATTTTCTATCAAAATCTAAGAACATTTACTAGGCACACTAGAGTTTCTGGTGAAGGTCAAATGATAGAAAGAGCATTGTTTACGATTTGGATTGGTAACTTTGAAGTAGCAAATACTATGAGAGAATTGGTATGTTAGCAACTGAATTTATTCACGGTCAGGGATTAGGAAATCAATTATTTTGTTATGTAGCAACTAGGATGTTGGCACATAAACTTGGATATGATTTTGGTATTGGTGGACTTAGAAATGCTGGAGATTCTAGAGTAAATAAAAAAGGTTTTTACTTTATGAATCTTGATTATGGTAAGGAAGTTCCTGATGGATTGGCACGATATGATGAATATCGTCACGGTGCTTTTACGGATTCTTGGATAAAAACTGATATTAGACTTACTGATAAAAATCTTTTTACATTGCCGGATGATACTATAATATATGGTAACCTTCAGTCTGAAGAATATTTTTGCAATAGACTTGATCTTGTTAAAGATTGGTTAAAAGTCGGACAAGAATATGAGCATATGGATACCAACGGAAAAAATATCTGTGTTATGAATTTCCGTGGCGGCGATATGGTTGGAAATGCTGGTGGATTTGTTCCCAGATCATATTGGTTAAAAGCAATTGACAATATGCTTCAGTACAATTCAAATATGGAGTTCTGTATTGTAACTGATGATGTTAAAACCGCAAACGCAATGCTTCCAGAATACCCAGCCTATCATGAAGATGTTGCTTGGGATTATGTTGCGATTAAAAATGCTAGGAATGTAATTTGCTCAACATCCACATTTGCTTGTTTTCCACTTTGGACTAGTAAAACTTTAGAGTATTGTATTGCTCCTAAGTATTGGTTTCACCATAACTTATCTAAGGGATGGTGGAGTCTTGGGTGTAGCATATATAGTTTCCCCACTCACTATATGGATAGAGATGGGAAACTCTTTACACCCGAAGAATGTGTGATAGAATGGGAAGAGTATAAAAATACTTCAAACATATATGACGGCGATTTATGATAGAATTACCTGATGTAACATTAGTTTCTATTGATACTACTTCGAACTTGGATGGCACTCTTCGTGCTTTGTATACCAGTATGAATAGTATTAAGTATGGGTCTGTTAAATTAATAACAACCGAAGAGCAGATTGAAAGATATCAATCTCAATTAGAAGATGAAGGAATAGTTCTAGAAGTTCCTGTAACAGAAATTAAAGATTACAATGATTACAATTATTATGTGATCTATAATCTTGGAAAGCATGTAAATACATCTCATTGTTTATTGGTGCAACCAGATGGATTTGTTCTATTCCCAGAAAAGTGGGACAACTCTTGGTTGGAATATGATTATATTGGAGCTCCTTGGGCATATGTAGAAGATGCTTATATCGATCCCTTTGGTAATCATCATCGTGTTGGTAATGGAGGTTTCTCTTTAAGAAGCAAAAAATTTCTTGATGTACCAACAAAAGTAGAAGTTCCTTGGGAGACTAATAACAGTGACTTCTATTGGATGCCAGAGGGTGTTGTAAATTATCACGAAGATGGAAATGTGTGCGTTCATAATAGACATATTTTTATTGAACAAGGATGTAAATATGCTCCAGTAGAAGTTGCTGTTAGATTTTCACAAGAGACAAGAGTCCCAGAATGTGAGGGAATAACCCCATTTGGATTTCATTATCGTTTACCCCCAGGAGTTGAATTAGAATGATCGGACATAATCACATTGGTAAGAACGGAAGATTTGGTAATCAAATGTTCCAATACGCAGCAACAAGAGGTATTGCTGCTGCTCGCGGATATGACTTTATTATTCCGGATGGACCTAAAACTGATGATGAGTTTTATAATGAGGAGCAGCAACATAAACTCTTTATGGCGTTTAAGATGTCTGGTCTTAAAAATGTTGGTATGCTAGATGCGGGATATAAGCAAGAAAGTTCTTTCAGATATGACAAAGAACTAGTAAAACGTTGTCCTGATAACATTAACCTTTATGGATATTTCCAATCAGAACGATATTTTTTTCACATTGAAGAAGAACTTCGCAAGGACTTTACTTGGCGTGATGATGTTTGGAATATGTGCAAAGAAATTTTTGATAGTATTATCCCAGAAGGTAATGCTATTTCACTACACGTTCGTAGAACAGATCATCTTGTAAAGTCTTCTTTCCACCCAGTTCTTCCTCTGAGTTATTATGAGGAAGCACTATCTAAATTTGATAAGTCTCTTCCTGTTCTTGTTTTTTCGGATGATCCTAAATGGTGCAATGAACAAGAGTTCTTTAGTGATGATAGGTTTTTGATTTCTGAAGGTGGCGATAATATTACTGATATGTGTATGATGAGTATGTGTCAGTATCAGATTATCGCAAATTCTACTTTCTCTTGGTGGGGTGCTTGGTTATCTAAATCTGATAATGTCATTGCCCCCAAACTATGGTTTGGTCCTGATGGAGAAGATCCAACTGATATCTATGTTGATCGTTGGGAGTATCTAGATGTCTGAAATTTCTGTATGTATCCCTACCTATGAATACAAGGGTGAGGGTGTAAAATATCTTGACGAATTATTCAAGTCTCTATCAACACAAACCTTTCAAGATTTTGATATTGTGATATCCGATCATAGTCAAGATCAATCTATTATGGACTATTGTAGAGATACTGAATATGATTTTGACATTACGTATATTCAAAATCCAAATGGTAGGGGATATCAATCACCAAATACTAATTGTGCTTTAGAAAATGCTGAAAGTAAAATTTTAAAAATCATCTATCAAGATGATATATTTGTAGATGATCAGGCTTTAGAAAAAATAAAAAATGCATTTGATAAAACAAACTGCAAGTGGTTGTTTCATGGATTTACGCATACGACTGATGGAATAGAAACTCATAGAGATTGTGTTCCTAGATGGTCTGATATGATGCTTGAAGGTAGGAATTTATTGGGAAGTCCATCTTGTGTTGCGATGCTGAATGAATGTAAAATGTATATGGATGAAAATATAAAACTCTTAATTGATACTGAGTTATATCACAGAATGAGAATGGAGTATGGAGCACCTGAAATAATTTCTGATATCTTGATTGCCAATAGAGAGCATTCTGGAAGAACAAGCTCTAGTGGTATTGACTATGATGCTCAAATAGATCATCCTGAAGGTGGGTGGTTAGTTAATAGATCTGAACTAGAATATATTGAAGCAAAACACAAAACGTTCTGTAGGGGTGGGAGAAAATATCCAGATGAGAATTGATTTATCGGAAGCAACTTTTATCATTCCTATTCGTATTGAATCCCAAGATAGACTGCGTAATGTAATTACTACAACAGCATTTCTTTTAGAAACTTTTGATACCAATATTATTATTAAAGAGGTGGATTATGAATCCATCTTTATTAGAGATGTTATTCCAGTATTAAAAGATTTTTATGATATTGATACTCATATCTCACATATCTTTGAAAAAAGTGATGAACCTCTTTTTCATCGTCAAAGAGTTTTAAATGAAATGCTTGTTGAAACAAAAACTGAGATCGTAGTTAATTATGATTGCGATGTTCTTCTTCCTCTAGACTCTTATCATGAAGCATATCAATCTATCTTACATCACACTCACGATGTGATTTATCCTTATGGTCAGGGGATGTATCAGCGACAAGTAGAAGCAACGGATGAAATAGTTTCTCATTTTCTACAAACTGGGGATTTTAATTATCTTGATGAACATTCAAAACTCCATACTTCAGATTTTGGGTGGGTTCAGTTTTTTAATAGAAAAGTTTATATTGAAGGTGGTATGGAAAATGAAAACTTTAAAGCTTATGCTCCAGAAGACAAAGAAAGGTTTTACAGATTCACTGCATTGGACTATAATGTAGGAAGAATTCAAGACTTTGTTTATCATTTGGAACATTCAAGAGGTCAAAATTCTTGGTTTACCAACCCTCATATGCAAAGCAATATAGGGGAATGGGAAAAAATTCAAAAAATGAATAAGGAACAATTACTAGAATATTATTCAAATCAAGATTATCTTAAAAAATATGTTAGCATTTAATCAAATTGGAAATCTGGGTAGACTTGGAAACCAAATGTTCGAGTATGCTGCTCTGAGGGGAATTGCTTCTCGTCATGGATACGATTGGTGTGTTCCTCCTTATAGTAAAAAGGGTATTGAAAATTACAGTCTTCATTACTGTTTTAAGTTAGAATCTGTAAAGGAAGATAATCTAAATTATCTCGATCATTATCAGTATGTGCAAGAAAGGTCTTTTCATTTTGATGAAGAACTTTTTGAAAATTGTCCAGACAATGTGAGTCTTCATGGATTTTTTCAATCGGAAAAATATTTTAAACATATCTCCGATGAAATCCGTAAAGACTTTACTTTTCACGATGAACATCTTGGACCTTGTAGAGAAATGATGGACACTCTTGATGGACAAGAACCTATTATGCTTCATGTTCGTCGTGGTGATCCTAATCTTGTAGATCCTCGTGGATTTAAATGGAGTTATACCCAATGTGGCGATCAACATCCCGTTCAACCTCTTGAGTATTATGAGAAAGCTTTATCCGAATTTGACGATGATCAACCTGTAGTTGTTTTTTCAGATTCTCCCGAATGGGTAAAAGAGCAAGAGTTTTTCTCTAGCGATCGTTTCTTAATTTCAGAACCACATGAAAAATATGAAGATGGGTCATATACTCCATATGCAGATTTATGCTTGATGTCTTTGTGTTCTCATGCTATTGTTGCTAACAGTAGCTTAAGTTGGTGGGGTGCTTGGTTAATTTCGAATCCTAATAAAAAAGTCATTGCACCAAAAATGTGGTTCGGTCCTGCATATGCTGATAAGGATACAAAAGACCTTTATTGTCCTGAATGGAAAGTATTATGAATAGAATTTCAAATTACGAAACAGTTAAAACTAGAATTGTTAAATGGTTGGGAGATTATGTTCTAGAAAACCCAAGTATTAAATCTTTTGTTGTTGGCGTCTCTGGTGGTATTGATTCTGCAGTAGTTTCTACTCTTTGTGCTGAGACTGGACTACCTACTTACGTCTTGTCTATGCCTCTTCATTCTAGTTCTACGAACGATACTCTATCTGATGATTATACAGATTATCTTGAGAAAAAGTATGATAACGTAACAAAGATTAGAATTGACCTGACCTCAGTTTATGATCAATTGATCAGTTCTTTTGATTATTGGACTGGTAGTGGAGAGTTAACTTTAAATAATCTTGCAAATGCTAATACAAAATCACGTATTCGTATGGTAACTTTGTATCAAGTTGCCGGTAATGTTGGTGGTATTGTTGTTGGTACTGGTAATAAAGTTGAAGATTATGGTGTAGGATTTTATACTAAATATGGTGACGGTGGAGTTGATATTGCTCCTATCGCAGATCTTTATAAAACTGAAGTATGGGAACTTGGAAAGTATCTTGGTGTAGATCGCCGCATTATTGAAGCACCTCCTACAGATGGACTCTGGGAAGATAGTCGAACTGATGAAGATCAGATTGGTGCTTCCTATGAACTTCTTGAGTGGGTTATGGAATCTGAAATTATCGATTCCTCTTATGATCCAGAAACATTAACTATGTGGATGGGGAAAGAATTGACTGAGGAACATAAATCTGCGATTAGGCAATACAAAAAATTCAACACACAAAACAAACATAAAATGTTATCTATTCCTACGTTTAAACTATGAAAATTGGAGTAATCGGAGCTGGGAGACTGGGAATTTGTTTTGCTCTCCTTTGCGAACAAGCGGGCTATGAGGTAGTGGTATCTGATATTAGAGATGACTACGTTCGAGATCTTAAAAACAAAAAGATTTCTACTAATGAACCTGAAGTTCAAGAACTTCTTTCTGCCAGTACAAAACTCAAGGCAACTACAAGTAATCTGGATGTAATCAACCAGTGTGATTTGATTTACACCTTAGTTGCTACTCCTTCTCTTCCATCTGGAGATTATGATGTTAGTGCTGTTTGGCAAGTTGTAACTGATATTCAAGAAGCACAGAACACTAAAGGTAAAACTTTTGTTGTTGGATGTACAACTAATCCTGGTGATTGTGAAATGTTCCAGAAACAATTGGAATCTTATGGTGTTGATGTTTTTTACAATCCAGAATTTATCGCACAGGGATCTATTATTAGGGATCTAAGACGTGCTGATATGGTTTTGATTGGTGGAAAGGAAAATGAAGTTTATGATGAACTTTGTGAACTTTATAACAAAATTCAAGAAACCAAACCGAGGATTAATATTATGTCTACTACGGCAGCAGAGTTGGTAAAACTTGCTGTCAATTGCTTCCTCACTACAAAAATTAGTTATGCTAATATGGTTGGTGAAGTTATGACTCTTGCAGGACTTGAGAATGAAATCTCTACAGTTCTTGGAGCAATTGGGGATGACAGTAGAGTTGGTAGAAAATATCTTAATTATGGATATGGATTTGGTGGACCTTGCTTGCCTAGGGATAATAGATCCTTTGCTGCTTATGCAAAAAAACTTGGACTTGAATATGATTTAGGATCTACAACCGATAACTTTAATCACGAACACTCAAAGTTTCTTTTTAATTATCTTGTAAAGAAAAATACCAAGAATCTTCCATTTTACTTTGATTATATCTCATATAAAAAAGGAACAGATATTTTAACGGAGAGTCAACAGTTTAGACTTTGTTATACATTGCTCGAATCTGGATATGATGTTTACGTATCTGATAATGATGCCATTATTAGTACTGTGGAAAATGATTTGAAATTCTCTTTTGGCGATAATATTAAATTTGTAAAATCCTATTCGGACATTCAAGAAGAAGTATATAAAGTTGATTTCTAATGGAACTACTAGATAAAAATAAATCCACATACAAACTAAAGAATATTGGTCCAATATATTATCTAAATCTTGATGAGCAACCAGAAAGAAAGGAATATATGGAGAACCAATTTAAGTATTGGGAGATTGAAAACTATACTCGCATTTCTGCTTATGATGGTCGTGAAGACGATCTAAGCGATATCATTGCGGGTAGGTATCCTGAGATGATGACATCTGGGGAGATTGGGTGTGTGACTTCGCATCTTAAAGCCATTAAGCATTGGTATGAAACCTCGGATAGTCCATATGCAATTATCATGGAAGATGATTGTAATTTGGATTTAGTGAAATATTGGAATTTTACTTGGACTGATTTTTATGCACATATTCCTTATGATTGGGATATTGTGCAGATTGCTATCATTTGTACTGGGGATATCCATGTAAAACTTCATAAGAGATTTGTGAATGATTTTTCAACGGCTTGTTATTTGATTACACGTCATCATGCAGAAAAATTACTCAAGTTTCACGTAAAGGGAAATAAGTATCGTCTTGATAATGGCGTCAAACCTCGTCCTGTTGCAGATGATTTGATTTACAATTCGGGAAACACTTATTCAATTCCCCTTTTACTTTATAGAATTGAACTTGGTTCATCTATCCACCCAGAGCACATTGATGCTTTCCATAGAGGAAACTATAATGCACTATCCCAGTTCTGGGAGCAAAATGGAGCTCAAATTGATATTAAAGATTATATGAATTATGATCCTTATCTTGGTAGAATAACTGAAAATACTGCCTTACAAGAATCAAAACAAAATGCTTGACAAAAACTGAATGATCCACTACACTAAATAAGTACTTAAGAATTCTGTTGTAATTCTTAATAATCTAAATGTCGTTTAGTACTAAAACACTTTTATGAAACTCAAACAACTGATGCTTGCACCTGTTGCTCTGGGAATGGTTGCTCCTGCTGCGATTGCCGCAGATCTTAATATGAATGGGGTCAACCAATATTCCGCTGAGCAGGTCACAAGCGTCACTCAATTCTCTGATGTTCGTCCTACCGATTGGGCATATCAGGCACTTAGCAACCTCGTGGAGCGTTACGGTTGCGTTGCTGGTTATCCTAACGGTACCTTTGGTGGTGGACGTGCGATGACCCGTTACGAGGCAGCAGCACTCCTTAATGCTTGCCTGGATCGGGTAACTGAAGTTACCGACGAACTCAAGCGTCTCCAAGCAGAGTTTGCTACTGAACTAGCAACCCTTCGTGGTCGTGTAGATGGTTTGGAAGCACAAGTTGCTGAACTTGAAGCAACTCAATTCTCTACTACAACTAAACTGCGTGGTGAAGCAAACTTTGTTCTTGGTGGTGTTGATGACTACCAGACAAAAGGTGGTGATGTAACTCACACCACATTCAATTATGATCTTCGTCTGAACCTGGATACTTCGTTCACTGGTAAGGATCTGCTCCGTACTCGTCTGCGTTCTTCTAATTTCAGTGGGGATCCTTTCGGTTCCAGTTCTTCAATCTTTAAACTGGATAAAGCAGATAATACTACCAGCGAAGTTGGTAACAATGTAGTTATCGATCGTCTGTATTATTCATTCCCCGCCTTTAATAATAAAGCAACCATTACTGCTGGTGCTGCTGTTCGTAACACTGAAATTGCTTGGATTCCTTCAGCATATGAATCCAAGATCCTTGACTTCTTCCAAGTAGCAGGTGCTCCTGGTGTTTATAACAAGGCAACTGGTGCTGGTTTTGGTATCCAGTATGGTACTAAAGGTCTTGTTGCTGGTGTAAACTATGTGGCACAGAATGGTGCTGATAGTTCTACTGGTGAGTTTGATCGTTCTGGTGCCCTGAATACTCTTGCACAAATCGGTTATCGTGGTACTAATTGGGGTGCTGCTTTTGGTTATCGTTACGGTACTGAAGGAACTCGTGTACGTACCTACAACGGTCTGAACGGTGCTTCTGGTGCTCTTGCACCTGGTCAAACCTCTAACGGATATGCTATCAACGCATATTGGGAACCCACTCAATCTGGTTGGGCTCCTTCGATCTCAGCAGGTTATGGTTGGAACACTGTAAGTGGAACTCAAAGTGATGCTACTAACAGTCAATCCTGGTTTGCTGGTCTAACTTGGGACGATGTATTTGTTGATGGCAACTCTGCAGGTGTTGCTATCGGTCAAGCACCTACTGGTGAGAACCTTGAGAAGTCAACTCTTCTTGAAATCTTCTACAAGTATCAAGTGTCTGATAACATCAGTGTCACTCCTGCTATCATTTACGGAAGTGACAATCAGCGCCTTGCTGGCAACTCCTCTAACTGGGGTGGTGTAATTCAGACCACATTCAAGTTCTGATAGCAAACGGGGAGGAGCAATCCTCCCTTTTTTATGGAGATAAAAAAATGATTAAAAAACTTCTACTTGGTGCCGCAATTTTAGGAATCGCAACACCTTCTTTTGCACAAACACAGAATCCTCCAACCATTTCGGTTGCTGTAGCGAATGTTTCTTCAAATATTGCATGTAGAAACAAAATTCGAGCAAAGTATTTTGAACTCGGTGCTACTAGAATGGCAGATGCGAATTCAAATACTCAGTGGGCAACCATCAATGGGATGAGTGCCCTTGTTTGGTGTCGCGATACTCAGGCAGTTATTAACACTGCTGGTTCTAATTATAATTCTGTTTATGAACTTCGAGATGAAATTTTCAAGATATTTTGATATTGGTCAGTAAATCTAAACAAAACCTTAAGGAGGGGCTTGACAGACCCTCTTTTTTCCTATATACTATTGTTGTAAATCTTTACAAAAGATAATGACTGTTACGAAAAATGAGTTCGGGCAAATGAATATGTTTGCTAAAGAACCTGCGATGTATATGACTAAGGAAGACCTTGATCGTTATGGCATCGAACCCTATGCAGAAAAAGCGGAGAAAATGAATGGACGTTGGGCTATGCTCGGTATTATTGCTGGGGCTCTTTCTTATAGTCTCACTGGCAAACTCTTCTTCGGTATCTTCTGACAACTGATTGACAATGACTTCAATTATCTTTACAATGACTTCAGTTGCCTTCTTCGTACTGTTGGCAGCATCCGTAGAAAAACTTTGTGAAACTTACTAATGACCGTTTTTAATGTCACTCTCCAATCCCCTGATGGCACCGAAACCACCATTGAGTGTCAAGATGATCAGTACATTCTTGAAGCAGCAGAAGAGGCAGGTGTTGACCTCCCCTCATCGTGTAAAGCAGGCGCTTGCTCTGCTTGTGCAGGAAAACTCATCTCTGGCACCGTTGATAACGAAGAACAATCGTTCCTTGATGATGAACAACAAGCAGAAGGTTGGGTTCTCACTTGCGTTGCTTATCCCACAAGTGATTGTGTGATCCTTACTGAACAGGAAGAAAATCTGTGAGCACTGTTGGTATGCTCGGACAATTTGCCATTGCCCTCCAAGAACTTGGATGGGATGCTGATGATGAAATCTCCGTTGAGATTGGTGGTGTAGCAGTAACAGGAACTGCCACCAGTCCAAATGCAAATCCAAAATGGGCAAAACCATTTGGAACAGTATCATATCAAAATGATGCCTTCATCGTAATTAAAAACAAATCAAGGAACCCCGTTGTTCCTTCACAACCAAATCCTGAACTTAAACAACAACACCCTTATAATGGAACACTCTCTAGTTGAACTGCTGACTTACTATGTAATTGTTGCTGCTCTCTTTATTGGAGCACCTGCAGTATTTTTTACAATTGTCTTTATGCCTGCACTTATGAATACTAAGGGCGCAGTTGTTGGTTATAAAATTCACCGCGACTATGGTGAAACATTTATCTATTCTAAAGTAAAATAAAGGAGAAAAACAATGAACAAAATTTTCACTGAAAAAGCAGAACGTATTAATGGTTGGGCAGCAATGATTGGTATTGTTGCCGCAATGGGTTCTTATGCTATTACTGGTCAAATTATTCCCGGTGTATTTTGATGGAGGTTACTATGCGTAAAGAACAATATCAAGTTCCTCAAGTAGAATTTGTATTTCGCGAGAATGGGGAGTTTGTAAATCGTACTTCTTCAGAACTCTTCGATGGAAAGCGTGTGGTCCTGTTTAGTCTGCCTGGTGCTTTCACTCCTACTTGCAGTGCCTATCAGCTACCTGGATTCGAAGAGAAATATGAAGACTTTATTGGTAGTGGCATCGACGCTATTTACTGCATCTCTGTTAATGATGGGTTTGTAATGAATGCCTGGGCACAGGATCAGAATATCAAGAATGTAAAACTCATTCCAGACGGCAATGCATATTTCACACGTTCTATGGGTATGCTCGTCACTAAGTCTAACCTTGGTTTCGGTGATCGCTCTTGGCGTTATGCTATGGTCTTGGATAACGGAATCATCGAAAAACTATTCGTTGAGGCAGGTCAGCGGGACAACGCAGACAGTGACCCTTACGAAGCAACTACTCCAGAGAATGTTCTGGACTACGTAAAATCTACAGTACGAGAAACAGTGACAGTTTGATTGAAGGAGGGGTAAAACCCTCCTTTTTTCATAAATATATCACATGGTTTGGATACAATAATGCTTATAGATCTCCATAACTTTTTTAAGTTTTATGATGATACTAATCCCAAGCATCGTGCAGCAGTAGAACAATTTGAAAAAGATCTGCTTCTGAAAGCACAAGATCTGATGCAAGATGGGGCAAACTGGGTTAGAATCTATAGGAGTAAAGAAGACAAACCTCAAACCTCAATTTTACATGTTCCTTTCTATCCACAAACAGATAACTATAGAGATGCAAATAGAACTTGCAATTCTTCTGCTTGTGCAATGTGTTTAGAGTATTTCAAACCTGGTACACTAAAAGGACCTAAGGGCGATGACGCCTATGTACAAAAAGTTTTCCAAATCGGCGACACAACTGATCACTTGGTTCAGACCAAGGTTCTTGCGTCATACGGCATTAAGTCCAGTTTCAGTTACAGCCTTACTTTTGCTGATCTTGATAGAGAGCTTGCCGCTGGTAGACCTGTTATTATTGGTATTCTTCATCGCGGTCCTCTATCTAACCCCACGGGAGGACATATGGTAGTGGTGATTGGCAAGACACCTTCGGGCGATTATGTTGTCAATGATCCTTATGGTTCATTGAATGATGGATACACTGGTTCGGTAAATAATGGTAAGGCTGCTGTTTATAAGAGAAGTGACCTTTCTCGTAGATGGTGTCCTGCAGGTAATGATGGATGGGGAAGAATTTTTGATGTAAAAAAGTAGAAACGCCAACTAATAATGTTTCGTTAGTTGGCGTTGATTTGATAAAGGAATTTGAGGGATGTCATTTAAATGCTTATCCCGATCCATTGACAGGTGGTCTTCCAATCACTATTGGTTGGGGAAGCACCAGAGATTTTAATGGTGACTATTTTAAACTTGGTAGAAAAATTACTCAAGAGTATGCGGACAAACTCTTAATTTTTGATATTGAACAAAGATTTCTTCCCCACCTGCAAAAAATACCTTACTGGAGTGAGATGAATGACAACCAAAGAGGGGCTTTACTTTCTTTTGCATATAATCTTGGTGCAGGTTTTTATGGTAATCCTAACTTCAATACTATTACACGGGTCTTAAAGAATAAAGAATGGACTAAAGTTCCCGATGCTCTTTATCTTTATCGTAATCCTGGTAGTAACGTAGAGGCAGGACTTGCAAGGCGTAGAAAAGCAGAAGGTAAACTTTGGGGGTCTTAACGACCCTCTTGTTTATGGATCCAAGTTTTCAACTCATGCAAATATTGCCTGAGTTGATCTGCTTTTTGTAGATGCCAAATATCACCACTCTTGAAATACTCTTGAGTGTGATTGTCTATTGCTTTTAAAATATTATGGATGGGAGCGTTCCAAGGCTCACGCTTTGGAGTATTCCATTCTCTTGGCATATATCACTTCTTCTTGCCACCGTTCTTTGCTTTTTTCGCAGTCGCATTACCTTGATTTTGCTTGGATTGCTTGCCACCAGCAGAACCCTTCTTACCCTTATTTGGTGACTTGGACATTGGAGGATCTTAAGATACGAGAGTATTTATG